ATATATAAATGATAAAGACCAGCTGCATAAAAAGATAAAAGAAAACAGGAGTGCTTCAAATGATCTGCCTAATGACAAATAGTACTCAATGAGCTTATCATAAAACATTAAAACCAGAAGGAATTATAATACATTCTTCTGGACAAGATAATCCTTTTTTGCGGCGATACGTTCAACCCAGTAAAAAAGATGAAAATTATTCTCAATTACTCGCAGAATTAGGCGAAAACCGCAAACATAATGATTGAAATCATATTCATACATCATATAATTATCACTATTGGATAGGTAAAAATAGAAATAATGATGTAATATCTATACAAACTTTTCCGTTAAATATAAAAACTTGAAATGACAACTATATCCATATTTGTATTTGTGAAGACAAATTAAATGATAAAGATTATTTAGCAGATTGTTTAGCTGAATTAACAATTTTATGTGATGATTTATGTAAAGATTTTAATTGAGATGAAAAAGTAATATTTGATCATTCAGAGATATCTAATTTTCCAGATTCTAACTATTGATTAAAAAAACATGGATTTAATATATTTTCAATAAGAGCCATTATTTTTGGACTTCATCATCCAAACTCAAAAGCTGGGAAAGAAGTCATAAAAACTTGACAAAATAAAAATTTTTCGATATAATATAAATAAGTCAGAATCGCCCAAAATTCAATTCAAATTAAATTAAAAAGAAAGGTTTTAATATGTATACTATTTATTGTGATGGAAGTACAAGAATTAATAATCAAAAAGGAGCAAACAATATAGGCGGTTTTGGTTATGTGGTATATGATAATTCTGGATATATCATAGATACCTATTCAGAACAAGTTCAAAATACAACAAATAATAGAATGGAATTAATGGCTCTTTATAAAGTAATTGAAAAATATGGAACTGATAGTATTTTTGGAGCAAATAAAGTTTATACTGATTCCGTATATGCAATGAAATGTATTACTGAATGGGGAGATATATGGAGCAGAAATGGTTGGATTAACAGTAAAAAACAACCAGTAGAAAATAAAGATATTATTAAGCCAATGTATGATTTATATTGGAACAATCATTTTATCGTTATAGAAAAATGTAGCGGCCATAGCGGAATTAAAGGTAATGAATTAGCAGATAAATTAGCTACTGGATTATTAACAGCAGAAGAAGTATATTATAGCGATACTAAAAATAAAATACCTAATCAAGGATATTTTATAGGAAATAATAATTGGGAATCAAATTCAAAATATAAAGATGATCCTCAATATTGGATAACAGGAATTGAAGATGGCTGGATATCTCCCACACAAGAACTGATGGATTGGTACGCAAAATATGGAAAATAAAATTTTAAAGCAAACTTTTATAAGATTAAAAGATGAAAATTTTGTTGTTATATGCTATATAGATCAATCCTCTTTTTCAAAAGAAGAAATAAAAGAATTATGGACTGAATTATCTAAAAAATTTCCAAATAACATGATTATAATTTTGCCTGATAATTATATGGATTTAACTTTTACTGAGCGAGAAGATACAATTAGCCTCCTAAAGAACCTGATTAAACAATTAGAAAAAGAAAATAACAAAAATGAAGAGAAGTAAGTCAAGAAAGAAAAATCTTGACTTTTTTAATTAAATATGATATAATAATTATATATGAAAGGAGTATCTATGGCAAAGAAAATAGATAAAACTTTATATAATGAAAAAAGTATTGAATCTCTTTCACCATTAGAGTTTACAAGACTTCGTCCAGGGGTGTATGCAGGTGACACAACTTACGCTACCCAGCTTTTAGTTGAAATTTTATCCAACTCTATTGATGAATTTAGATTACATCATGGAAATCAAATTGACATTAAAATTGAAAAAGATATAGTATCCGTTCGAGATTATGGCCAGGGTTTTATCCCTAATTCGTTTAGAGAAGATGGAAAAACAATTCTTGAAGCAGCATTTAGTGTTTTAAACACTTCAGGAAAATATCGTGAAGATGGAACATATGAAGGAACTTCCCTTGGCTCTTTTGGTATTGGTAGTAAAATTACTACTTTTTTATCTCATTGGCTAACTGTTACAACTATTAGAGATAACCAATTTGAAAATTGTCGTTTTCTTGAAGGTGTTTTTGATAAAAGAGAAAGTGGTGCTTGCAACGAATTAACTGGAAAAGAAACCGGAACAAGAGTTTGCTGGAAACCATCAGAAGAGTTTTTTACTCATACAGAAGTCGAAATTTCTAAAGTAAAAGATCTTTGTAAGACCATTACCGCACTTTGTCCGGGATTAACAATAAATCTTGATGATAATGGAAATAAAATCACATATTTTTCAAAAAATGGCATCAATGATTTAGTAGACAACGCTGTAAAAAACAAAGAATTGATTGATAATAGATTCAATATGAATTTTACAGATGGAAAAAATAAAATAGATATGGTTATGACCTATACATCTGCTTATGGTTCTACTATTGTCCCGTATGTTAATACAGGTCTTACTGAATCAGGTCAGCATATCACACAAGTAAAAACCATTTTAACAAAAGAATTTAATAAATTTTTCAAGGAAAAAAAATGGCTTAAAGAAAAAGATGAAAACTTAACTGGTGATGATATTCAAGAAGGCTTATATGTTGTCTTTAATATCACAGCACCAGGAGTAGCATATGATGCTCAGGTTAAATCAAGAATTACTAAAATTGATATGACGCCTTTTACAAGAACAATTATTGATAATCTTGAAGCATGGATGAACGCCAATGAAAAAGAGGTTAAATTAATTGCGGATAAGGCTATCAATGCTCGCAAGGCCAGAGAAGCTGCAAAGAAGGCTCGTGATAATGCCCGCGCGCAAGTTAAGAAAAAAGAAAAAGCGTTGAAATTTGATTCAAAATTGGCAGATTGTAAGGGTAAACCTCGTAAAGATTGTGAGATTTATATTACAGAGGGTGATTCTGCTTCTGGTAACCTTAAATTAGCAAGAGATAACTCTTTCCAAGCAGTTATGCCAGTAAGAGGTAAGATACTTAATACACAAAAAGCAACATTAGATAAGATCCAAAAGAATGCGGAAATTATGACAATGATTGACGCTTTTGGATTAACAGTTAATATGAAAACAATGAAGATCACATATCGCCCAGAAGATTTGAGATATGGGAAAATTATTATTGAAAGTGATGCCGACGTTGATGGCGCGCACATCAAGAATCTGTTCTATACATTTATCTGGAACTTCTGCCCGCAATTAATCGAGGATGGTTATGTATATGCGGGAGTGCCTCCGCTTTATAAGATTACATTACCTGGAAATAAAGGTTATAAATATCTTAAAGATGATGCGGCTCTGGAGGAATTTAGAACTAGTCATAGAGATGGAAAATACCAGGTTAACCGACTCAAAGGACTTGGGGAGATGTCGGTCGAAGAAACGGAAGAAACTTTAACAGATCCTAATAATAGAATTATTAAACAAATTACTATTGAAGATATTAAAGCTACTGATGAATTATTTGAAACATTGATGGGTCAAAGCGCAAGTTTAAGAAAAGAATATATTAAGGAACACAGTAATGAAGCGGGATTATATAATGCTGAATAATATAAAATTAAGAACATTAAGAGAAATCTATGACGAAGATTTTATGACTCAAACAGCATTAAAGTATTCAAACATTCCTGCTGGCGAAATTGTAGAATATGTAAATGAATTTCATAATCTTTATGGATATTATGTTAGAGTATTATGGAACAATAGAATTTATGACACAACATTGGATAAACTGGAGGTAGTTAATGCAGAATAATGATATTTATAATGAATTACATACTAATTTTATTGAGTATGCGTATGCCGTTAATTCCGATCGTGCCATCCCCAGTGCCGCAGATGGGTTAAAACCAGTAGCAAAGCGTATCTTATATTCTTGCCTTATGGAAGGTCGTACCGCTTCAAAACCGCATGTTAAAGCAGCTCGTATTGTCGGTGATGTAATGGGTAAATTACATCCACACGGTGATAGTTCAATTTATGGAGCAATGGCTCGACTTTCTCAAAATTGGGTTATGCGTTATCCTCTTATTGATTGGCATGGTAATAATGGTAATATCATTGGTGATGGGCCTGCGGCCGCACGTTATACAGAAGCAAGATTAGCTAAAATCGCAGAAGATGGTTTGTTGCAGGGATTAAAGAAAAATAACGTGGATTTTATTCCAAATTATGATGAAACTATGGAAGAGCCAGTAGTTTTACCATCATATTTCCCAAACCTTCTTTGTAATCCTAATAGCGGCATTGGCGTAGCATTAGCTTGCTCTTGGGCACCGCATAATTTAACTGAGGTTGCGCAAGCAATTAACGACTATATAGATAGTAAAGAGCCAATGCTCCCTGGCCCGGATTTTCCAACTGGTGGAATTATCATCAACAAGAATGATATTCCAGCTATTATGAAAACAGGTCATGGTTCAGTTAAAATTAGAGCGAAATATAAAAAAGAAAAAAATAATCTCATATTTTATGAGATTCCTTATGGAACAAACGTAGAATCTTTAGTTGCGGAAATTGGTGAAGTTGCTGAAGATATTGAAGGTATTGCTGACGTAAGAGATGAAACTAATAAAAAAGGTGTTAGAATTGTAGTTGAGTGTGATAGAAATTCTGACTATATAGCCAATCAGTTATTCGCTAAAACAAATTTACAATCAAGTTTCTCGTATAATCAGGTTGCGCTTGTCGGTAAAACTCCAACAGAGTTAAATCTAAAAGATTGTTGTGAAATTTATGTAAACAATGCTCTTGAATGCTTAAAAAGAGAAAAACAATTTGATCTAAATAAAGCACAGAATAGACTTCATATCGTCGAGGGTTTATTAAAGGCTCTTGAGAATATTGATAATGTTGTTGCTTTAATTAGAAAATCTTCTTCTGCGGCGACTGCGAGAGAAGAACTTATAAAAGTATATAAGTTCTCAGAAGAACAAGCAAAAGCCATTCTTGCTATGAGACTTAGTAGTTTAGCTAATTTGGAAAAAGTCGAAATTCAAAATGAGCAAAAGGAATTAGTTTCAACTATCAAAGATATTAAAAACTGGTTAGCAACACCAGACGCTCAATATCAGTCAATTAAAATTATTTTAGCAAATCTTGTTAAGAAATATGGAGATGTTCGTAGGACTGAGTTGGCTCAAATTGAAGCTAAAAAAGAAGATAAAGAAATCCAATATGTTGAACCTGAAAAGGTAGTTGTTGTAATGACAGATTCAGGTTTGATTAAAAGAATACCAACTTCCTCATTTCGCACTCAACGTAGAGGCGGCAAGGGGGTCAAAACCGCAGATGATATTGTGAATGCTGTAATCCGTACTAATACGATTGATTCGCTAATGATTTTTTCTGATAAAGGCAATATGTACCGTCTAATTGTAGATTCAATTCCTGAAGGTACTAATACTACAAAAGGTGTATCTATCAAGAATTTAATTCAAATGCAGCCAAATGAAAATCCAACCGTGATCTATTCAATTTATAGGGATACTGATGCAAAATATGTCTTATTTACAACAAAGAATGGATTAGTAAAGAAAACTTCGTTAGAAGAGTACACAAAGACAAAAAAGAAAACAGGTATCGCTGCAATTACATTAAGAGAAGGTGATAATTTAGCCAGCGTATCTTTAATTAAAGATGAGCTAATAATTCTTATTACCAAGAAAGGTATGTGTATTAAATTCAATTCAAATGAGATTTCATCGACATCAAGAGCAACCTCTGGCGTAAAAGGTATAAACCTTAATAACGATGATGAAGTAGTTGCTACATTGGTTGTTAGAGATAGTAATGATACTCTTGGCATATTTTCAACATCAGGTTTCAGTAAAAAAATCTCACCAAATGATCTTGTTTTACAGAAGCGTGGTGGTAAAGGTATCATTTGTTATAAATCTAATGATGAAGTTGCGGCAGCTGCTTTGTTGAGTGATGATGACCAGGTACTAGTAGTTGGAAGTTCTAAATCAATTTGTATTTCAGCGAAAGATATTCCACTTTTAGGACGCACCGCCGCAGGTAATATTACATTAAAAGATAAAATACAATCAGTATCAAAGGTATAATTATTTATACCTTTTCTTTTTTAAAAAAATATGATATAATATAATTGGTTGTAGAAAGGAACAAAAAAATATGTTGCGCAATATAAAAGAATATTTAACTTTAATTACTGAATTGAATAACGCTTCTAGCGCATATTACAATTCTGACAATCCTATAATGAGTGATCAAGAATATGATTTAAAATTAGAAGAACTTGCGGCATTTGAGAAAGATAATAATATAATTTTATCCAATAGTCCAACGCAACAGGTAGGAGCAGCTGTTTTGTCTTCTCTTAAAAAAGTTCCTATTACGCCAAAACCTATGCTTAGTTTAGATAAGTGCCACTCCAACGAGGATGTTGCGGATTTTGCGAATAGTCAAGAAATGATTGCTATGATAAAACTTGATGGTTTATCAGTCCGCATCAAATATAATAATGGTAAATTGATTTCCGCAAACACCCGCGGTAATGGAGTAGAAGGCACTGATATTACTGAGCATATCAAACAATTTCAAAATGTTCCATTAGAAATTTCATATAAAAATGAACTCATTGTTGATGGAGAAGCCATAATTAAAATTTCTGATTTTAAAGAAATCAACAAAAATAATGAATTTAAGAATCCAAGAAATGCGGCAGCTGGTGCTTTGAATGTATTAGATACTCAATTAGTAAAAGAAAGAAAATTGTCTTTTATTGCTTGGGATGTTATTGTCGGTAGCAATTACAATTTATTAAGTGAAAAATTGGCTGAGATTCAATCTTATGGATTTGAAATAGTATATTTTATTACTAATACACCAATAGATGAGATTAAATCGGCAAATAATATAATTATGTCTTTTAAAGACGAGTATCCTTGTGATGGCGTTGTATGGAAATTTAATGATACTAAATATGGAGATTCTCTTGGATCAACAGCGCATCATTTTAAAAATGGAATTGCGTGGAAGCCAGAAATAGAAGTTGTTGAATCAACATTAAAAAATATAGATTGGACTATGGGCCGAACAGGTATTTTAACTCCAGTAGCGGTATTTGAACCTGTTGAATTAGATGGATCTGTAATTGAACGTGCCTCATTACATAATTTAAGTATAATGCGCAGCGTTTTACATGGTAATGGTTGGGTTGGTCAAAAAATTAAAATTTTTAAGGCAAATATGATAATTCCGCAAATTTTATCTGCGGAAGATGATGATGGGCACACAAAACTATATATAGAGCAACGTGTATATTGTCCTATATGTGGGAAACCTTTATGTGAGCATGGAACTGACTCTATTTTCTTGATTTGCACTAATCCTAATTGTGAGGGTAAATTAATTAATCGTTTAGACCATTTTTGTGGGAAGAAAGGTCTTGATATAAAGGGGCTTTCAAAAGCAACTCTTGAAAAATTAATTGATTGGGAATGGGTATCTAATTTTACGGATATTTATAAATTATCTCAATATAAAACACGTTGGATAAATATGCCTGGATTCGGAAATAAGTCAGTTAATGCAATTTTAATGGCAATAGAAAATTCAAAAACACAAACACTTGAATCTTTCATTTCTGCTATTGGGATTCCGCTTATTGGGAAAAGTGTTGCTAAAGAAATATGTAACCATGTTTCTACTTATAAAGAATTTAGAGAACTTGTAGATAAAAAATATAATTTTTCTACTTGGAACACATTTGGGCCTGAAAAATGTTTGGCTTTACAAAAATATGATTTTACAGAAGCTGATGATGTAGTTAAATATATCAATTTTATTAAACCAGGTGTAAAAGAAATAAAATCAAAATCTTTAAATGAAATTACTGTTGTTATTACAGGAAAACTTAATCATTATAAAAATAGAACAACGCTTCAAAAAGAAATTGAAGATCGAGGAGGAAAAGTAACAGGTTCAGTTACTTCTAAAACAAATTATTTAATTAATAACGATCTTACAAGCACCTCATCTAAAAACATTACTGCAAAAAGACTTGGTGTTGAAATAATTAATGAAGAAAATTTTATTAAAAAATTCTTGCATTAAGAAAAAAAATTATGTATAATATAATTGTAAAAATTAAGGAACGAATATGGCGAATAATTCAAGACTGAAAAAAATTGCTCAAAAAATTGCAAAGATAGAAAAAGATAAAAAAATGGGCTTTGATGAAAAAGAACATAAAATCATGAATCTAGTTCAAATTCATAATTTAAAAGTAGAAGATTTAATGAAAATAGATGATATGATTATAAATATCTTGGATAAATAAATTGACTTATTAAAAAATTTGTGATATAATTTTTACATAAATAAATAAAAAAATAAGGAGAAAAATATTATGATGAAGGAAAATTCAAAGAAAGTTTTTATGTATCTTAAGGAACACAATGGAGAAGATCTTACTGCTGCTGATGTAGCTGCTGCTGTTGATCTCCCGAAGAAGTCTGTTGATGGAATTTTTACATCCGCTATTCAGCGCAAGGGTCTTGGTGTTAGAACACCTGCTGAGGTTGAACTTGAAGACGGATCGCATAAGGCAATCAGACTTCTTAGTCTCACTGCTGAAGGTATGGCATATGATCCTGACGCAGAAGATGCTAAATAATTTACAATAGAATAAAGTTTAATATAAAGGGGTAGGTAAAACCAATCTACCCCTACTTTATTAAGGAGAATTATGATGATTTGATTTTTTATAATTATTATTTGCATTTTAATTGGGATAATAATATTTTTATATCCAAAATATAAAATAGATCAAGAAGTTTTACAAAAAAATATAGAATTAAAAAAAGAAAATAAAAATCTTGAAAATTCATTATCTTCAATGGAACTAGAAGCCAAAATGTTAGAAGATAAAAAGTCTTCTTTAAATACAGATATAAAAAATATCAGTAATCAAATTGATAATGCAACAGAAGAATTATATCAGAAATCATATAATTTAATGCAAGAAAAATTATCTCAATCTGCTGACATTTCAAGAAAACAATATCAAAAAGTGGAAGAAGACTATAAGAATGAATATTTGTCTATTCTTGAAGAAAATACTAAGTATTATATAGATCAAATTTCTGAGAAAAAAGAAGAACTTGAGTCAACTAAAGAAGTTCTTGAGATATTAAGAGAAAAAGTTCGTAACGCTATTGAAGTAAATAAAAGAAATGCTTTAGCAGAATCAGAAAAAGACTATTATAAAATTAAGATATCTGAACAGGATATTGAAGATATTCAACTACTAAAAGAAGTGGCTAAAAAGTTAAATAAAGACCCAGAGCCTATTAATAAAATAATTTGGGAGCTTTATTATAAAAAACCTACTATGAATTTATTAGGTAGAATAACACCGACAAATAAAATTTATTGTGGTATTTATAAAATAACAAATTTAAAAACCGGTCAATGCTATATTGGACAAAGCACTAATCTACGAAATAGACTTCGTGACCATATTAAAGCGGGACTTGGCATTTCTTCTTCAAATAATAAATTTTATTCTGAACTAAAAGCAATTGGACCAGAATCATTTATGTATGAAATTATAGAAGAATGTGATCGATCTCAATTAAACGAACGAGAAAGATATTGAATTGATTTTTATGAAAGTATTGATTGGGGCTATAATACATTAACAGGAGTGTATAAAAAAAATGATTAAAATAATTGGAGAACCGGGTTCTGGAAAAACTAAAAAATTAATTGCCATGTGTCAAGATGAAAATGCAACATTGGTATGTAATAATCCAGAAGCAATGCTTGTAAAAGCTCATTCTTATGGATATCATATAAATATAATTTCTTATTTAGATTTTTTACAAACATCTGATTATAATCTAAATAACGCTTATTTAGACGATATTGATGAATTCTTGAAAGTAATCGGCTGTAATGTAAAAGGTTTTGGAGGCAATTTATAATGAAATTTAAAAATACGCATGTTTCTAATTTTGAAGGTGCTTTATATGGAATGAGAAATCCTTTAGCAAGCTGGAAAAAATCAGACAGCTGTTTTGGAATAAGTCATTTTGAAGAAATGCCAGAGTATGAAGTCGCTGCGCTATGGACTGAACGAATGAATCCAGGTATGGCACAAGATTCCGGATCCTTTTTAGACTGCCAAGATAAATATGCTGAGTGGCTTAGAAATACTGGTTTATTAAAATATGATTGTGAAAAAGAGTTAGTTGAATTCGCATTTATTGGCCCAAATGATATGGATTTAGCTATGCGACTTTGTAAAGCCGGCCCAGAGCATCGTAAGTTTTTACGTCAAATTCAAATAAGCGTTGATATTACAGCACCATTATATTGGTGGAAAGAATTTGATACTTACAAAGTCGGTACGGCAGCCAATAGCACATCAACAATGCACAAATTAGCATCAACTCCAATTACCATTGATTATTTTGAAACTGATGATTATGAACCAAATATAATTTTTGAAGAAGGAATTGATGAGAGCGGGGATACCCCATTTGATTACCATATATCTGTTAAGGATGTTGTTGGAGAAAATGAAGATAATGTTTATTGGTCAGAAGCTACAATTATCGGATTCCTGGAATCTCTTCGCTTGAAATATAAAGAAACTAAAGATAAGCGATATTGGAAAGAGTTAGTGCGCTGGTTGCCTAATGGATGGCTTCAAACCAGAACAGTTACGATGAACTATGAGAACCTGCGCAGCATTTGTGCTCAGCGCGCAAACCATAAACTTACTGAATGGCATTCTTTTGTGAAATGGGCGCATTTGCTTCCTTATGCTGATCAGTTAATCTTTGACCAAGAAGTTGCCTTAAAATAAAAATTATGTTATAATATAATTACAATGATTGAAAGGTAATAAAAATATGAAAGATGAATTTTTAAGTTTTATTGATAATTTAATTTCACACAATGAAGATTATGCAAAAAGTATTATGACAGAAGATGTAAAGATGTACCTTGAAATCTTACGATCTGGGAAAGATAGTTCTGCACCAGAAATTACAGATAATGGAAAAGTTGTCTTAAAGTATATGCAAGATAATGATATTAAAATGGCAAAATCTAAAGATATTGCAGAAGGATTGGGTATTTCTTCAAGAGCGGTATCTGGCACGCTAAGGAAATTGGTAAATGATGGATTTGCTGAAAAAATTGGTAAAGATCCTGTTATATATACATTAAGCGAAAAAGGCAAAAATTATAAAATTGATTAAGGAGAAAAGAAGATGAAAGCAAGATTATTAAACTCAACAAGAATTGAAGGTATTTTGTATCAGCACAATCTTGAATTGAAGGTATCTGGTCCGAACTCTAAAAAGCCAGGAACAGAATTCATTTCTGGAACAATTGATATCGCAACAAATGATAAGAAAACAAATATCGTTCCAGTTCATTTCACATATGTAACTGCGGTTACTGCAAGTGGCAAAGAAAATGCAACATTTACAACATTAAAGAATATTATTGATGGAAAAATTGGTTGTTATACGAATCCAGAAGTAGGAGATAATGCTGCAAAACTTAGAGTTGATTCTGCTATTGGTTTGAATGAATTTTATTCTGACAGAAGTGGAGCAGAAGAACTCGTTTCTGTTAAGAGAAACGAAGGCGGTTTTGTTCATGTAGCTCAGTCTATTAGTGAAAATGAGAATCAGAGAAGCACATTTGAAGCAGATATCGTTATTGTTGGAGTAAGAGAAAGAGATGCCATTGAAGATGATAGCGGAAATGTAACTTCACCTGCAAAGGCAATTATTGATGGTAGAATCTTTAATTTCAGAAAAGAAATGTTGCCAGTAACTTTCTCAGCAATCAATCCAAAAGCTATTGATTATTTTGTAGGACTTGAAGCATCTCCAAAGAATCCTGTATTTACAAAGGTTAGAGGTCAGATTGTTTCAGAACAGATTACAAGATATATTCATGAAGAGTCCGCGTTTGGAGAAGATTCTGTAAGAGAAGTTCAAAGTTCAAATAAGGATTATGTTGTTACTTGGGCAGCATCAGAGCCGTATGAATTCGGTCTTGAAGAAACAATTACATTTGCAGATCTCAAAGCAGCAGCTCAGGCTCGTGAAAACACACTTGCTGAATTGAAGCAGCGTAGAGATGAATATAAAGCATCTCAGGGTAATGCGATTGGTAATACTTCTACAAGAGGCACCATGGCAGCACCAAGAGATGAAGAATACAATTTCTAATAGGAGGTAAATATGGCTATAAATTTGTTAAACTTGCAACCTCATAAAGTAAGTCGAGATTTATCTGGCTATATTACCTATGTATATGGAATTCCAAAGGTTGGTAAAACAACCTTTGGAGCACAATTCCCAGGCGCACTAATCCTCGCTTTTGAAAGAGGTTATAACGCACTACCTGGGGTAATGGCTCAGGATATTACTACTTGGGGCGAATTTAAGCAGGTATTAAGAGAATTAAAAAAACCAGAAGTTCAAGCTGTTTATAAATCAGTTATTATTGATACAGTTGATATTGCAGCTGCGCTTTGTGAGAAATATATTTGTAATCAGCTCGGTATTGAAAATATTGGCGATGGCGGTTGGAGCACAAACGGCTGGTCTAAATATAAAAAAGAATTTGAGGATTCTTTCCGAACAATCACTCAGCTTGGATATGCAGTTTGCTTTATCTCTCATTCCGCAGATAAAACATTTAAGCGTAAAGATGGAACTGAATATAATCAGATGGTTCCAACAGCACAAAGAAGTGTTAATGAAATTGTAAAAGGAATGGCTGATATCTTCGCCTGTGCAGATATTGTAGATGGAGAAAGAAAATTAATTCTTCGTTCATTAGATGGCACGGTAGATACTGGTTGTAGATTTAAATATATTGAACCAGAAATTCCATTTAGTTATCAAGATTTAGTTAATGCTCTTAATAAGGCAATTGATAGAGAAGCAGCTGAAACAAACAATAAATTCGTTACAGAAGAAAGAGTTTCTGATGTAATTGCGCCAACATATGATTATGACGCACTTATGAATGAATTCCAAACAATTACTGGTGATTTAATGAGAAAAAATCCGAGTAATGGGCCTAAGATTACAGAGATTGTTGATAAATATCTTGGTAAAGGAAAGAAAGTTTCAGAAACAACGAGAGATCAGGCAGAGTTTATTGATCTAATTGTTGGAGAGATAAAAGATACTTTAGTTAAATAGAGAAGGTCAAGCGTAGGCTTGACTTTTTTATTTTATTATGGTAAAATAATATAAAGGAGTTGTTATATGGCTCATTATGTAAAATGTAGAATATGCGGCGAACGCTTTGACGCAGACACAGAGCCCGTTGAAAAGCATGGTAAAACCTGGTATGCGCATAAAAAATGCTACGATGAACGAGAAGCCGCAAAAACGCAAGAAGAAAAAGATTTAGACCATTTAATGCAATACTGTGCCACATTATATGGTAGATTATTTAATTATAATCAAACATTAAGATTAGCAAAATCATATCATGAAAAAAATGGTTTTTCTTTTTCTGGTATAGAAAGAACAATGAAATATGTATATGAGATAAAAAAAGAACCAATAGAAAAAGGCAATGGTTCTATTGGAATTGTTCCATATATGTATGATCAGGCTTATAATTATTGGTATTCTATTTGGTTAGCAAATCAAAATAATGAAGCTAAAATTTTAGAACGATATGAGCCTAAAATTATAGAAATTAAAATCCCCGAACCGGTGCGAAAAATGCACCGCCGTAAAATATTTACATTTTTAGATGAGGAGGATGTTGATGGCAAGTAAATATTTAGACACTGTCGCAATAGTTCAAGTTATAGGTAGCGTATTCATAAAACCGCAATTACTTGATGAAACTGATAAATATGTAATTACAGAAGAGGATTTTGTTTCAGATTTTCATAAAATTGTATTTGGCGCAATTTATAAAGTATATGAGCTTGGCGCAGAATCAATTTCAATAGAAAGTATTTGCGATTTTTTATCTACTAAGCCAAAAAGCGAGGCTATTTTTACTGTAAATAAAGGTGAAGAATGGCTGAAAAATATCGCGGAAAAAGCTATCCCATCTGCCTTTGATTTTTATTACAATAGAATGAAAAAAATGACTCTTTTAAGAGCATATGACTCATATGGTATTGATGTTAATTTTATTTATAATCCAGATGAAATTGATACTAAAAAATTACAACTTCAAGAAGAACAGTTAGATAATATGAGTCTTACTCAAATTGCTGATAAAGTAGATGCTATTGTAGACGCAATACGTTTAGAATGTGTTAGTGATACTTTTGGAGATACTCATCAAGCTGGCGAAGGTATTGATGCTTTAATAGATAGATTAATGACATATCCAGAAGTAGGTTCTCCTTTATACGGTAAATTTATCAACCGAGTCACTCGTGGCGCAAGACTTAAAAAGTTTTATTTACGTTCTGCTCCTACTGGCGTAGGTAAATCTCGTTCAATGATTGCTGACTGTTGCTATATTGGCACAGATATGATTTATGATGATATGTTAGGTTGGATTGGTAATGGAATCGCAGAACCTTGTTTATATATTTCAACAGAACAAGAATTAGAAGAAATTCAAACAATGATGTTAGCTTTTTTATCTTCAGTAAATGAAGAGCATATTATTAACAATCAATATGAAGGCGATGAAATAGAGAGAGTAAGAAAAGCTGCTGAGATCTTAAAGCGTTCTCCAATATATGTTGAAGAATTGCCAGATTTTTCTCTCCAAGATGTTGAAGATAAAATTAAAAAAGGCATAAGAGAACATAATGTAAAATATATCTTCCATGATTATATTCATACGTCAATGAAGATTTTAGAAGAAGTTACTCGTCGTTCTGGTGGTATCAAATTGAGAGAAGATAATGTATTATTTATGTTATCAATTAGGTTAAAAGATTTATGTAATAAATATGGTATTTTTATTGAGTCAGCGACTCAGTTAAACGCAGATTACCAAGAATCAGAAACACCTGATCAGAATTTGCTTCGTGGAGCTAAAGCAATCGCAGATAAAATTGACTATGGTAGTATACTGCTACCTGTTGGTCAAAAAGATTTGGATTCATTAGAAAATCTATTAAAGCAAAATGTATATGAAAAACCAGATTTAAAATTATCTGTTTATAAGAATCGTAGAGGTCAATATAAAGGAATTTATCTTTGGTGTAAAGCAGATCTTGGTACTTGTAGAATCGACCCAATGTTTGCTACTGATTGGCGATATCAGTTAATAGAAATGGATGATTATCAAATTAAAGTAGAACGTGGAGCATTTGATGATTAACTATGATAAACAAGAAATTAGAGATAATTTAACTATTAACGACATATTTGATCTCCTTCTTGAATGGGGAGGAGATCCACAATATGCCAGCTTTGGGATTCTTGCGGAAACAATAGACCACAATCCGCCTGGAGTTGGGAGCCGCAAACTCTATTTCTATGAAAACAGTGGATTATTTAAATCTTATACCGGTGGAGATGATTCATTTGATATATTTGAATTATGTATTAAAGTTTATGAAATTCAAAAAAATCAAAAAATCACATTAAATGATGCCATTAGGTTAATTGCTTTTAGATTTGGCATTGCTGGTTCATTTGTTTTAGATGAAGATGATAAACAATTAGAAGATTGGTCTATATTTAGTAATTATGATCGAATTAAACAAATTGAAATCAAACAATACGATGTAAAACTTCAATCATATAAAAAAGATATCTTAAACATATTTAATTATGATTTGAAAATACTTCCATGGTTAAAAGAAAATATCTCACAAGAAGTTTTAGATTATAATAAAATAGGATATTTTCCAGGAGGAAACCAAATAACAATCCCGCATTTTGATAAAAGTAATCGTTTAATTGGTATCCGTGGCCGCGCCTTAGCAAAAGAAGATGCAGAAATGTATGGAAAATATCGTCCCTTAATTATAAATAAAAAAATGTATAATCATCCTCTTGGAATGAATTTATATAACTTAAACAACTCTGCTAAAAATATTGCGACTGCAGGTCGTGCCATAATATTTGAAGGCGAAAAATCATGCCTTTTATATCAAACTTATTTTGGCCATGAAAATGATATTTCTGTAGCTTGTTGTGGTAGCAACATTTCTGGTTACCAGATGAATCTTTTAACTGAATTAGGAGTTAAAGAAATTGTTGTAGCATTAGATAGACAGTTCCAAGATATAGGTGATGACGAATTTAAAAAATTGACTAAAAATTTGAAAAAATTGTATAATAAATATGGGAATTATGTAAAAATAAGTTTTATATTTGATAAACATATGATAACTGGATATAAAGCAAGTCCAATAGATGAAAATAAGGAAAAGTTTTTACAGTTATTTAAAGAAAGGATTATATTATAATGCAATATAAAGTAATAAATGAAGAAAATACACAAGATTCTGCTTTATATAGAGTTTTGAAAAATAGGGGGATTAAAGATCCTCAACATTATTTGAATACAACAGACAATGATATTATCCCACCAGAAACTATTCAAAATGTAGATGCGGCCGCACGTTGCTTAATAACTCATATTGCGGCAGAACATGATATATTTATAAATGTAGACAGTGACTGTGATGGATATACAAGTGCTGCTTTTATGATTAATTATTTATATTCTGCGTTTCCAGGTTTCTCTACCATGCATATCGCGTGGGGAATGCATAAAGATAAAGGCCATGGATTGTTAATAGATCAAATCTTATTAACAGCAAAACCGCAATTAGTTATATGCCCAGATGCTGGCAGTAATGAATACACATATCATAAGATATTAAAAGAACATAATATTGATTTAATTATTATTGATCACCATAACGCAGATTACGTTTCAGAAGATGCTATTGTTATCAATAACCAACTTGATGAAAATTATCCTACTAAATCTTTAAGTGGTGTTGGAATGGTTTATAAATTCTGTTCCTATTTAGATAAACTAAGTGATAATAATTATGCTGCTGATATGTTGGATATTGCGGCGCTTGGTATAATTGCTGATGTAATGGAATTAAAAGATTATGAAACAAGGCGTTTAATTGATAAGGGTTTAAGTAATATTGAGAATCCTTTTATTAAAGCAATGGTAGCTAAAAATGAGTATTCCTTAAAAGGGAAAGTCACGCCCACTGGCGTTGCTTGGTATATCGCACCGGCAGTTAATGCCGTCACAAGAGTTGGCACCGCAAAAGAAAAAGAAATTTTATTTGAAGCATTTCTAAATCATAAAGCTTATACACTCGTTCCATCTACTAAAAGAGGTCATAAAGTTGGAGATACAGAAACTGTTGTAGAACAAGCTTGCCGCATATGTAATAATGTAAAAAATAGGCAAAACAAAACAAGAGATGCTCTTGTAGAAAATATTGATTTCCAAATTAAATCAGATCATCTCTTGGATAATAAAATCTTATTCATCAAATTAGAAGAACCAACAGAAGATAGTAAATCAATTACAGGATTAATAGCAAATAAGCTAATGTCTACTTATGGACATCCTGTTATGTTATTAAATAAAACTTTTGATGATGAAACTGGCGAATTGACTTGGGCTGGTTCTGGTAGAAATAATCCTGCGGCTGGAGTTGAATCATTGCAACAATTAGCCCAAGATAGTGGATATTTTACCTTAGCTCAAGGACATGATAATGCTTTAGGATTAGCTATTCCAGATTCTAACGTAGACGCATTTTTATCTTATAGTAATGGATTATTAAAAGATTGTGATTTCTCATTAACATATAATGTTGATGTTGAGTTTCTGGCAAATAAAATTGATGCTGCTGATATTTTAGAATTAGCAGATGCAGAAAATATTTGGGGACAAGGAGTGGATGAACCATTAGTTGCTATTAAAAATGTTTCAATTACAAAAGATAATATCAATCTATTTGGATCAACTCTTAAAATTAGCCTACCAGAAAATATTTCTATTGTCAAGTTTAGAAGTTCCAAAGATGAGTTTGATGCGCTTTATCCTGGTGAAGGTTGTGTAATTATTGATGTTGTTGGTAGATGTATGAGAAATACTGGATGGGATAATGGGCCACAAGTCATTATGGAAGATTATAATATTGTGCGCAAACAGGAATATTATTTCTAATTTGAAAGTTGAAAGGGCAGGACCGGCCGGCAGTGGATGTGTGCGCCGACAATCTGATTAAAAAATCTTTTAGGAAATTTTGGAGGTAAACATGGCGAAAACAATGAATACTAATATTAACTTCGGGTACAATTCAACCAAAACCGATTGGGTTGGAATTGAAGATAGTTCAACTAAAACTGGTTGAACTGGAATTGAAGATAGCAGTACTTATCCTTATACTGGAGGGTGGTGAGGTGTTATTCCCCCTTATTATGAAGCATGTTGACATAGATTACCATGTGGAAACTGTATGTTAACTGGACGACCATGCTATTATCAATATAATATACAAAAATACGAAATTACTTGCAATACCAAAACTGAGGAATAATTCCTCTTTTTTGAACTTAATGATAAAATATGATATAATATAAAAGTAGAGGTATGATATGGAAGATATAGTATTAACAGAAAAGCAAGAAAAAGGACTTGAGATAGCAATCAATAGATACAAAACACATAAGCAATACACTGTAATTTCGGGATATGCAGGGTCGGGAAAGAGTACACTTGTGAAATTTATAATTCAAGCATTAGGCATCGCTCCATATGATGTCTGTTTTATAGCGTATACAGGTAAGGCTGCTTTAGTATTAAAAGAAAAAGGTAATTTAAATGCTATGACCGCCCATAAACTCCTATATCAATCATATCCCCGCGCTGATGGTTCTTTCTTCCATATGCCAAGACGTCCACTTGAATATCCATATAAACTCATTGTAGTTGATGAGGTTTCAATGTTGCCAAAAGAGATGTGGGAATTATTGTTAAGCCACAGAATATATGTAATTGCACTTGGTGATCCTGGACAGTTACCGCCTTTAGCAGATGATAATGGGGTTTTACAAAAACCACATGTATTTCTTGATGAAATAATGAGGCAAGCGCAAGAATCAGAAATTATTCGAGTCTCTATGGATATTAGAGCTGGAAAAAAACTACAAAAATTCTCAGGAAAAGAAGTTCAAATTATTGATAAGTCTGATTTAGTAAGTGGAATGTTAAAATGGGCAGATCAAATTATAGTAGCTAAAAATACAACAAGACACTACTACAACGATCTAATGAGAAATTATATATATGGTGAACATCCTAAAAGTCCCTTAGAAGGTGATAAAGTTATTTGCTTACAAAATGATTGGGATATGATAACGCCTGCTGGGGATGTGCTGGTGAATGGTTTAACAGGTTATCTTAGTAATATATCATATGAAGAAAACCAGAATGTACCACGCAGAATTAGAGAGCAAATGCCAATGTTAATGCATGCAGACTTTATTCCAGACCATTATGATGAAGACTCAGAAGCTGTGTTATATGGAGACGGAATATTTGACCAAATAAATATGGATTATAAAATATTCACTGAATGGCAGCCAACAGTCAATACTGAAAATTTTAAGAAAATACCAAGAAACTTAAAACCGCATCAGTTTGATTATGGTTACGCAATTACCGCACATAAATCTCAAGGCTCTGAATATGATAAGGTATTAGTATTTGAAGAAAACTTTCCTCGTGGAGAAGAACATAAGCGTTGGCTATATACCGCCGTCACACGAGCTAAAGAAAAATTAGTAATAGTAAGAAAATAATATGCTTTTGACTATATAAGAAAAAAATGGTATAATAATATAAAGAAAGAGGTGAAATATGATTCCTCGTTTTGAAGTTCATAGTCATAGTCATTATAGCAATTTTAGAATTATTGATAGTATCAATAAACCAAAAGATTTGATTAACCGAGCGATTGAGCTCGGTCTTTCTGGCATTGCGTTAACGGATCATGAGACATTAGCAGGTGCGCCAGAAATAAATCTTTATGCGCAAGAGATTCAGAAATCGAATCCAAATTTTAAAATTGCTATTGGTAATGAAATTTATCTTACAGAAACAAGAGATAAAGGAATTAGATATTATCATTTTATTTTAATTAGTAAAGATAAAGTTGGTTGGAGAATGCTAAGAGAATTATCTTCAACAGCCTGGATGCAAAGTTATATGGATAGAGGGTTAGAACGTGTTCCAACTCTATATTCTGAACTTCAAAATATTGTAAATAAATATGGTAAAGGCCATTTAATAGCAACCAGCGCATGTATTGGAGGAGAATTATCTTCAACAATTTTAGAATTAGTTAAAGCAGAAAAAAATAATGAAGAAACTTTAAGTATTAAAAGACATATTCATAATTTTATAACTTTTTGTATTGATTTGTTTAGCGATGATTTTTATTGCGAAATTGCGCCAGGTATGTCTCCTGAGCAAATCGCAGTAAATAATAGAATGATTTCAATAGCTAAAGCATATAATAGAAAAATTGTTATTGGAACTGACGCGCATTATCTTAAAAAAGAAGATAGCTATGTTCATGAAGCATATCTCAATTCAAAGGATGGAGAACGTGAAGTTCGTTCATTTTATGAGTATGCATATCTTCAGTCAGAAGAAGATATCAAAAAGCATTTAGAGCCAACAGCTCTTAATTATGAATCTTTATGTGAAAATTCAATAGAGATTTATAATAAAATTGAAAATTATTCAATTCAGCACAAACAGCAAATTCCAAGAGTAGAAGTTAAAGATTACGCGAAATATGAAGATAATTCATTAAATAATTTTCCAATTCTTAAACAAATGAGAAATTCAAATGATATTTATGAAAGATATTGGGTTAATGAATGTTTAGGAAAGTTGAAAGAATTAAATAAAGATAATGATACATATTTAAGCAGGCTTGAAGAAGAAGCGGATATTAAAAAAACTATTGGTGAAAAACTTGAAACTAATATGTTTTGTTATCCAGTCACACTTCAGCATTACATTAACATGTTTTGGGATTGCGGCAGCATGGTAGGTGCTGGTCGTGGTTCATCTTGTTCTGGTTTAAATCATTATTTATTAGGAGTAACTCAGCTTGATCCGATTAAATGGAATCTTCCATTTTTCAGATATTTAAATAAAGAACGTATTGAATTGGGTGATATCGATTTGGATTTATGTCCATCAAAACGTCCAATGATTATTGAAAAAATTAAAGAAGAAAGAGGTCAACATTTTAACAAAGATGTTGACGATTTAGCTCGAAAAAATCTTGGATGTACTTTAATTGCGACATATGGAACTGAATCAACAAAAAGTGCAATTTTAACAGCTTGTAGAGGTTATCGTTCAGAAGAATATCCAAATGGCATTGATGTAGACCAGGCGCAATATTTATCTTCATTAGTACCATCTGAACGTGGTTTTGTGTGGCCGTTAGAAGATGTTATGTATGGAAATCCTGAAAAGGAGCGTCAACCAGTTATTCAATTTGTCAATGAAGTAAATAATTATCCAGGCTTAATTGATATTATGTTAGGAATTCAAGGATTAATTAAGCAAAGAGGTTCTCATGCGTCGGGAGTTATCTTCTTTGATGAAGATCCATATGAATTTGGTGCTTTTATGAAAACACCAAGTGGCGATATTATAACTCAATTTGATCTTCATATGTGCGAAAGCATGGGTATGACAAAATTTGATTTCTTGGTAACTGATGTTCAAGATAAGTTAGTTGAAGCAATTAATTTATTACAGGAAAATGGTGAACTTGAATCAGATTTAAGTTTAAGAGAAATATATAATAAGTATTTCCATCCAGAAGTATTGCCATTAGATTACAAACCAGCTTGGGATGCGATTGAAAATGGAACTGTTATTAATATCTTTCAGTTTGATTCAATGGTTGGAGCGCAGGCCGCAAAAAAGATTCAGCCAAAAACAATCCTTGAGTTAGCCGATGCGAATGGATTGATGCGTCTCATGACAGCAGAACGTGGTGCGGAAACACCGATGGATAAATATGTTCGTTATAAAAAAGATATCAGTTTATGGTATGCGGAAATGCGTAAAGCTGGATTAACTCCAGAAGAGCAAAAAACATTAGAACCATATTTCTTATCATCTTATGGAGTGCCGCCAAGCCAGGAACAGTTAATGAGAATGTTAATGGATGAAAACATTTGCGGTTTTGGCCTTGCGGAAGCAAATAGTGCGAGAAAAATTGTCGGTAAGAAACAAATGAGTAAAATCCCCGCATTAAGAGAAGAGGTATTAAAAAGAGCAAAATCTCCTGCGCTTGGTCGATATGTATGGCAGTATGGTGTCGGCCCACAGATGGGATATAGTTTTAGTATCATCCATGCGTTAGCATATTCATTTATTGGATATCAAACTGCATATATTGGTACAAGATTTAATCCAATATATTGGAATACAGCGTGTTTAACAGTTAATAGCGGTTCTATTGGTGGCGGTTCGACAGATTATAGGAAAATGGCGAAGGCTCTTGGCGATATCATGAATGAAGGCATTAAAGTTAGTCTTGTTGATATAAATAAATCCGCTCTTGGATTTGAACCAGATATTGAAAATAACCAAATCTTATTTGGATTAAAAAGTATGCTAAATGTTGGTGATGATGTTATTGAAAATACAATTAAAAATCGTCCATATTCATCACCGAAAGATTTCTTGTTAAGAGTTAAGCCAAATAAACAAGCAATGATTAGTTTGATTAAAGGTGGAGCTTTTGATCAAATGGAAGATAGAAAGTTCGTTATGGCTTGGTATATTTGGGAAACTTGTGACAAGAAAAAAAGGTTAACTCTTCAAAACATGTCAGGATTAATTAAACATGGGTTATTACCAGAAGAGACCGAAGAACAAATTACTGCACGTAGAATTTTTGAATTTAATAGATATCTAAAAAAAGAATGTATTAATTCAACAAAAGCATATTATGAAGTAACTAATAGAGCAATGAATTTCTTAATTGAAATGAATTATGAAAATCTTATTGTAGATGGGAATAAAATTTTAGTTAAAGATTGGGATAAAGTATATCAAAAATGGATGGATATTTTTAGAAAATGGATTTCTGAAAATAAAGATAAAATTTTACAAAATTTAAATGATAAAATTTTCATAGAAGATTGGAATAAATATGCGAGTGGTAATTTATCTTCTTGGGAAATGGAAGTATTGTGCTTCTATTATCATGAACATGAATTGGCAAAATTAAATATGCGAAAATATGGCTATTCTAATTTTAATGATTTACCAAATTATCCAATAGTAACAAGTTCTATTAAAACAAAAAATGGTCATACAATTAAAAAATTTCAGTTGTACACAATTTGCGGAACTTGTATTGCAAAAGATAAAATTAGATCAACTGTTACTTTATTAACAACCAGCGGCGTTGTCGATGTAAAATTTAGAAAAGAATATTTTGCGTTATTTGATAAGCAGATTTCAGCATTGGGCGCAGACGGAGTTAAACATGTAATTGAAAAAAGTTGGTTTAATAGAGGAAATATGATAGTTGTTCAGGGCATTAGAATGGAAGATACGTTCTTACCTAAAAAGTATACCAATACAGGAATGGCTCATCAGTTATATAGAATTTCAGAAATAAGTAAAGATGGAACAGAAATAAAACTTCAATCAGCAAGAGCACAAGGGGAATATGATGAAGAAGATTAAGTTAATTGCTTTAATTGGTAAGGCTGGTGCCGGAAAGGATTTTTGGTTAAGAAGAATTTGCGAAGATGATGAGCGTGTACACGAAATTATTTCGTGTACAACTCGCCCTGCGCGCGTTAATGAAAAAAATAATATTAATTATCATTTTTTATCAGAAGAACAATTTCAAAATGAAGTTTTTATAGAATGGTGTCATTTTAATAATTGGTATTATGGAACAAGATATTCTGATTTAGACGAAAACAAAATAAATATTGGAGTTTTTAATTTAAATGGAGTTGAAAGTTTATTAAAATCTCCAAATATTGATTTATCAGTTATTTATTTTGAAGCAGAAGATAAAGTTCGCTTAATACGTCAACTTAAAAGAGATGCTTCTGATATTGAAGAAATATTTAGAAGATATCTTGCTGATAAAGAAGATTTTAAAACAATAAGACTAAATATGATTGAAAATCAACTACCAAATAATTATTGGGTTATTGATAATTCAATAAATGATTCATATGATAACAATTATTTTATATTACAAGAAATAGATGAAATAATAGACAAGGTCAAAAATAAATAAATAATATATAATAAAACTTAAATATAATTGAGTCATTGCGACTCCTTAACATATATAAATACTTAGGAGGAAATAACAATGTTATTAATTATTAAACGAGATGGTTCTGTTGTTGAATTTAACAGAGCAAAAATTGAAAATGCGGTTTTGGCTGCTTTTGAGGATGTCGATGGGAAAATTGATAAATATGCAAAAGCTAAAGCAGACAATATTGCTACATATGTTGAATCACAGGCTAATAAAAGTGATCATGAACTTACTGTTGAAGAAATTCAAGATTTAGTAGAACAAGGATTAATGAGTTGTCGCCGCAAAGATGTGGCAAGGGCATATATCCAATACCGCTATGAACGCACAAGAGTAAGAGAGCATAATACAAAGTTTATGCAAGAGGTTGCTCGTAAACTTGATGCCAGTGATGTTCAAAATCAAAATGCTAATGTAGATGAACATTCTTTTGGCGGACGTATGGGTGAAGCCAATAGAGCTTTAACTAAAAAATTTGCTCTTGATTATTGCATGTCTGAAATGTCTCGCAACAATCATCTTAACAATTACATTTATATTCATGACTTAGATAGTTATGCTGTTGGAATGCATAACTGCTTAACTATTCCTTTCGATAAATTGCTTGCTACTGGATTTAATACTCGCCAAACGGATGTGCGCCCGGCCAATTCAGTAAATACAGCATTCCAACTTGTTGCTGTAATTTTCCAGCTTCAGTCTTTACAGCAATTTGGTGGCGTTAGCGCAAGCCATATTGACTGGACTATGGTACCATATGTAAGAAAATCTTTCTTTAAGCATTATAAAGATGGCGCATATTATTTATATGGCCTAAAGGAAATGCATATTGATTGTAATCCAGAAGATCTTTCAATAAAACATGAATGGTATAAAGAGAGTTTTCCAAAGGCTTATGAATATGCTTTTGATATGACTCGCAAAGAAATTCATCAAGCAGTTGAAGGTATGTATCATAATTTAAATACACTTCAATCACGTTCTGGTAATCAGTTACCATTTACCAGTATCAATTATGGTACATGTACGCTTCCAGAAGGAAGAATGATTACAGAAGAAATTCTAAATATTTCTATTGAAGGTCTTGGCAGATTACATAAAACATCTATCTTCCCTTGTGGAATCTTTCAGTGTATGAAAGGTGTTAATCGTGAATATGGTGACCCCAACTATGACTTATTTAAATTAGCACTCAAATCAACTGCACAAAGATTATATCCAAATTATGTTAATGTAGATTGGTCTACAAATGCAGGGTATGATCGTAACGATCCAAATACATATGTATCAACAATGGGGTGCAGAACATACAATGGAGCAGATATTAACGCAGAACCAGGGGCAAATCCACAAACTAAAGATGGCCGTGGCAATTTAGCTCCAGTAACAATTTTATTACCATTTCTTGCAATGGAAGCAAAAGATAAAGCAAGAAAAAATAACTCAGATATTATTGATGAGTTTATGAAGTTATTAGATATTAAACTTCATGAAGCAAGAGATATGTTAAAAGAGCGCTATGAATGGATGTGCTCTCAATCTCCAGCGTCTGCGCAGTTTATGTACGAAAATGGAACAATGCTTGGTTATAAGCCAGAAGAAGGTGTTAGAAGTGCTTTAAAGCATGGCACATTAGTTATTGGTCAGTTAGGTATGGCTGAGACTCTTCAAATTCTTATTGGCTGTGATCATACGACACCAGAAGGCATGGCTCTTGCTAAACGTATTGAACAGTTATACAAAGACCGTTGCGCTCAATTTAAGCAAGAAGAACATTTAAATTTCGGTGTTTACTATACCCCTGCTGAAAATTTATGCCATACTGCTATGAAGGCTTTTAGAAAGAAATATGGAATTATTCCAAATGTATCTGAAAATAAATATTTTACAAATAGTATTCACGTTCCAGTATGGAAGCATATGGATCCATTTGAGAAAATTGATATTGAGTCTCAATTAACTGGATATTCAAATGCGGGTTGTATTACATACGTTGAATTAGATTCAAGTGTAAAAAATAACCTTGATGCTTTAGAGCAAATTGTTAATTATGCTATGGATAAAGATATCCCATATTTTGCAATTAATGTTCCTAATGATACTTGTTTAGATTGCGGATATACTGATGATATGAACGATACTTGTCCAATTTGTGGTAGTGAGCATATCCAGCGTTTGCGTAGAGTTACTGGTTATTTAACAGGTAATTATACAACAGCATTTAATCTTGGTAAGCAACAAGAAGTTGAAATGCGTTATAAACATTCTAATTCATTATCTAATTGGAGAAAATAATAATGCGCTATGCTGGTTTAATTAAAAATGACTTTGCAGATGGATCCGGAGTATGCGTTAGCTTTTGGGTTCAAGGTTGCCCACATAAATGTCCAGGTTGTCATAATCCACAAACTTGGAATTTCAACAAAGGTGAGGAACTTCCAAGAGATATATTAAAACAAATTGATGAAGCTATTCATGCTAACGGTATAAAACGTAATTTTTCTGTTCTTGGTGGAGAACCACTTTGTCCAGAAAACGCCTCATTGACATTTGCGGTCGTCGATCATGTGCGCACTTATAATCCAGATATTATTATTTATATTTGGACTGGTTATACGTTAGAACAATTAAAAGAACTTCCAATATATGAGATTGGTATTAAACCGATTTTAGAACGTATTGATATTCTTATTGATGGCCCGTATATCGCAGAACAGCGAGATATTACACTGCCATTACGCGGCAGCCGCAATCAACGTATTTTATATAAAAGAAAAGATTTTTAAAATAGGAGACTTATATGGGAACTTTAACCTGTTTTGTAAATATTTTTTCTGATAATTATCGTTTAATTAATGATAAAACAAAAGAAGAAATATGAGTATCTTCAAAAAATATTGAGGATATATTATATAATATGTGTAAAAATGGAGAATATAATGGGATTTGATTTGAAGGACCATATGCTGAATCATACGAAATTATCTACAGATTAAATAATAAATATCCTGATCTTCAAATCCCAACAGCAGTAAATTAATATGATACATTTAATTAAATTAATATTAGTTTTATTTTCAGCTTATTTAAGCTATGACCAATTTACAAATTTTCATAATAAGCAATTAAGTAACTACTGGATTGTAGTTATGTTATATTGGTTTGTAAATTTTATGCAAGGAATATTGAAATAATATTTCTTGCATTTTTTTATTTTTTATGATATAATAATGATATAGAGGTAAATATGTTAAGAGTAAAAGATTTAAAATTATTACGAAAATTAGTAAATAATAATAAGGTAAACGAAGTAGCTTTAGTCGAAGAGACAAGAACTCTTTATAAGTGGGATGGTGCAAACTGGGAAGTCTATAAGCCAGAAAACGGATTAACTTCAAATTTATATGAATTAAATCAAGGAGCTATGACGCTCGCTCCAGAAATGGATGAAATAAATTTAAATGCAGCAAAAGAAAAAATTGCTAATTTCATCTTAAATCAAAATTCAAAATATTTTATGCTACTAAATAATGAGAAGAAATATTATACTCTTTTTATTACAGGATTTGACACTGGAACTGATTTTAATTAT